TTATTTACTGTTTCCTGCATATCCGCTTACCGTAATATAATCAGACGGATAGTAATACGTCACATTGCCTTTCTTCGTGGTCAGAACACCTGTATAGGATCTTCCGGCAGAGCTCTGTGGAATCAGCATAAAATGATACTTGGTTCTTCCATTGGTAGTCAGATATTTTCTCTTATAGAGTTTGCCGCCCTTCTTATTGGTGTAGCGTCTGAATGCCACATACTTGGACTTGAAGCTGTAATTTTCATAAGAGGTTGTATTCAATCTACGATTAATGTTAGCGCCCTTCTTAGCTGCAACAATTAATGGTAAAGTAGAAAGATTGCTTCCGGTTCTTGTCATCTTGATCCACTGACCTTTCTTGATGGTCCTTGTGTTCTTCAGTGGACTATGGCTGGAGCTCTGGTATGCTGCTGTAAGCTTGCTCTTAGCATTCGGTGAGGTAATTTTCACGCTAAGCTTCACAGAACCTGATGTAACCTTAAGGCAGGCGATCATTCCCTGATTGGAAGAGGTGCTGCTCTTAATGTATGTGTTGTTAATGATCTGGCCGGAATCTGTTCTGGCGCCCTTCAAAGCTTCTGCTTCTCCGCCATATGCATATACAATATCATATCTGGTGCCGGAACTCTGCGGCTGAATGCGGTAACTGTAATTCGTAATCGCATTTGACTGAATATTGGTATTCAATAAATGAATACATCTGCCTGCTTTTACTGTGATCGGTTTAAACGATTTAGTTGCCGCTGATACCGGCAAGGTACAAAGCATGGTCATAGCAGCCGCTGCGACCCCGATCAATAGTTTCTTAAACTTCTTTCCTTCTCTCATAAATCCTCCTTGCTGCTCGTCTGGCGAGCTTAATATTATACATTTGCTGGTGGCTTTTGCTTACCGAACCCTTATCAGGAACACTTTATCATTTGTTTCTGATTCGCACTGCCGACTGTGCCAGAGTGTGTTTGAAAAAGGCATTTGACATATAGCAGCATGCAGTGTTTTCTTTATAAATATTTTAGCATATTTCGCTTTGTTTTCTGTAAAATATATGTTTCTTACTCTTCTGCTGTGATTGCAGCCAGTTTGCCGCCTGTCACTTTCAGAAGATCCGCTACCGGCACTTTCAAGGTCAGGCCGATTCTCCCCCCGCTTACATAAATTTCCTGAAAATTTCCTGCCGAAGCATCAAAAACCGTGGGAAAAGGTTTCTTCATTCCAATAGGGCTGCAGCCACCGCGAACATAGCCTGTGATCTTCGTAATATCTTTCACATGGATCATATCAACTGCCTTCTCTCCTACTGCTTTGGCAGCTGCCTTACGATCCACTTCTTTCTCAATCGGAACTACAAATACATAATATCCGCCGCTTTTCCCTTCCATCACAAGCGTTTTAAAGGACTGCTCATAAGGTGCTCCTGTAATATCCGCACAATGGATTCCATCAATAAATTCATCACATTCATAAGCAAGTGTTTCATACTTTACCTTCTGTCTGTCCAGCATTCGCATTGCATTTGTCTTTGCTTCTTTTGCCATTTCGGGTCAACCTCCTGTAATGTATTGGCATAGTAAAGTTTTACCATAGAATTATGTTTTCGTCAATGGAATCTGTCGGGCTGATTTTGCCCCAGAAAAAAAGGAGGGCCAGGACTTATCAAAAAGTCCTGGCAAGTATGAAAAAGAAAATATGATCTATACGATTAAAAAGGTTATCGCCTTTGTTTGATTATTAATATACCTGGAATCTGTGATGAAATTGTGAGGGAGATTTGATGGGTTTGTGAAAATTTCTGTGAGTAGAAGTCAAATTTTAGCACCCACATTATATATTATGCATTCAGAATTTCACCCACATTTTGCCCATACGGAATTACTTATGTGAACAGGACGTGGGCAGGGTCTGCGTGTTGACTTTGCGGATAAAAAATGAGCACCCTGTATTTTGTACAGAATGCCCAATTTCATTGCTACATAGCAATTATAGTTTATTCAATTATTAGAACTTACCAGCCTTAGCAGCTTCCTCGATGTAAACGGTAAAGCCCGCAAAATTAAGACATATCGAACATTTTGTTACCTACTTGTTTCCTATTCACCAATTTTGGTACTTTTTCAGCACTTCTCAGACCAATTTTATACCTCGATTCCGTCATAAACATAACCCGTTTCCTGCCAGAATTTCATGGGTGATATGTAATAATCATACTGGCTACTTCCGTCTTTCTTGAAAGCTACTCCAAATGTGAGTAATCCCTGGATGATTCCCTGTCTCACAAACTGAGGATCTTTCTTCATTACTCTTGCAGCTACATTCACCGGTACATTTTCGCCAGTAAATCTTGGCACTTCTAACCATACCTTCTTTTCTTCCATTTGTCAACTCTCCCTCCAATATAATTTTCCATATACCCAGTCCAGCAATTTTAATGCGATCATTCCTGGTGCCAGCATTACCAGCACCACCAAAAAGAAGAATCCGGCCAGCACTGTTGCCGCAAACTCACCTTTCCTGGTTTTATCGCACCACTCAGCTCTCGGACATATTCCTTCATCAGTATAGCACTTGCCATCGCATTCGTCTCCTCGCTGCCACATCTCCCTCACCCCTCTTCCGCAAGGGCTTTTCCAACTGCTTCCATAATGCTCTCTGCCTTTGCTGGTCCGATTCCCTTTACTGTCAAAAGAATCTCTCTCAGCTCATCCGCTTTCAATCCTTCGGCGTCTTCCTTGCCCTGGTTGTATGCGTTCATGTAATAACGAGACAGGTAGTTGGACATATCCTGGTGATCCATTTTCTTAATTTCCTTGTACATCTTTCGGTTCAAAACCATCTGCTTTGCCATGACTACTCACCCTCTCTTCCGTCAATTCGATATACCGCATCATCGTAATAAGGGTATATCCGTCCATTATTTCTTCCGATTCTTGTATCTCTGATGCGGAACGGATCTTCTCCTAAACCGTCCACTTCCTTTCCCATGAATACTACACCTTTTCCGCTCAGCGGATGATTTTTGCATCTGAAGTGTACAACATCACCCACCTGCATCTCTCTTCCATCTTTCGCATATTTACCTGTTTTCATGTCTCGCCTTCCTCTACTTTCCTTATGATCTTTAACTGTTCCAACGGAACAAGCCTTGTTTTATTGCACCCATATGCTACAATGGCAACCTTTTTCTGCTCTATATCATTTCGGTTTACAAAATCAACTTCTACTCCATCTGGCCTGCAAGCACTATCACAAAACAATTCTGCTTTCAGCGTAATAAGCTTCATGCCTATGACAACGCCTACAAATCTCTTCTCCACTGCCTCGTAATATGTTTTTACGAAATCGCTACCGCCCCATTCTTCCGGTTCTACTTTTCTTTCCTTTTCTTCGGCATTTTCGTCAACATAGTAATAAACATCGGAGTATTGTTCAGAGTGCCGGATATATTTTCCGTCCTTAATTCTTTTCATATAAGTATTGCACTCTACAACTTGAAACATATATTCATTATTCCTGCGTAATTTCACTGCATGTCCGCCTCCTGTCTCTTGCTGCTGATCTAAACATCATAAGCAGCATTTCTGATACTGGTCTGCTCCGATCATGTCTCTTGGCTTTCTTTATGCAGGTTAATTCTGTTCCATCCAAAACATATACACCAACGTAGTGTGGGACCTCCAATGAAATCGTTGCGTAAATCCTCTCCGGCATTACCAGGTAATTATAATCTCCGAGGAAATTCAATCCATGCCCCGAGCGAAAATCCTCTACAGATGATTTCACTTCATAACAGTAAAAGTCTCCTTTTTCTATTCCGGACACCGTATTATTAACCGGTTTATATCTCATATAATCAACTCTGACTGCATGGTTTGTGGAGTAATCAAATGTCACTTCCTTAGCCCAATATATCCGGGGATCATTGTACGGATTGATTTTCTTTTCAAGTGCCAGAGACAACGTAGCTGTTATCTCTGGTCTTGTGTTCACTTTTTCTTCTCCTTTCTGTACAGTTCAGATGTTCCATCCAGCACCTGACGTTCCTCTTCATCTTCAAAATACCAACCATACGGTTCAAACACCTCATATCCTTTCAAGAGTGCGTCTCCTTTGTTTTTATTAAAGACCAAGTTGTAATCATACGGTTCGTTGCAAATTTTCATTGAATTGTGCAAAATAATCATCATCTGATGTAAGGAACTAAGTTTTCCCGCTGACTCATCTGCTGCTTTTTTCTCTTCTGGTGAAGATTCATAGTAGCTCTTTTTCAAATAGAAATCTCGCACTGTGCTTGCATAAATGTAACTGCCAAGTGCCATCATAGCTTCCCATATCTTTTCTTTTACTTCAGATTCATCTTTAACCGGGCTGATTTTCCCCGAAATAATATTCTCCAGAAATTCTTTTCTTCTGGCACTGCTTTCTTTTAATATCGCTTTGATTTTCCTTTTTGCCTGATCCTTTTCCTTTTGCTCTTTTTCCCAAGGTGAAAGTTCTTTCTTTCCTTTTGGAATTTTTGTAATGATTCTCAAGCTACGATAATATACTAAGAAAAATTTTTCTTCTTCTGTCTTTGGAAGTTTGATCTGCTCCGGAACGTCTTTGTCTAACTCATACTCCTTAATAGTATTCCATTTTCCGCTCCAAATTTCATTTTCTGCTGACTTCGGGGCAGCCTTAATGCCTTTCTTCTTCAACATCTCTTTCAGTTTTTTTGCATTTTCATTTCGTTTAGCTTCTGCTGCAGCTGCTTGCGCTCTGCTCACCAAGTCTCTTGAACTGGTTGCTTCTCTGAGAATTTTATCCCTCGTCTTAATATCTTTCACTTTTTCCAGTTCGTATAAATCCTTCAGCGTTAACTGAAAATTTTCATCCTGCTCCTTCTTTTTAAGTTCATCCTGGTTTAGTTTCGCAATATTTAACCTACGGCGAATGGTAGTCTTGCTGAATCCAGTTTTCTCAGCAATTTGTTCCTCGGTATCTCCCAAATCAAGCATAAGCTGAAATCCCTGGGCCTGCTCATAAATTGTCAAATCGCTGCGCTGCATATTTTCTTCCAGCATGATTGACAACTGTTCTTTTCGGCTTAATCCTTCAGCGATCCTGCATGGCAATTCTTCCAGGCCTGCTAACTTTGATGCTCCATGCCGGCGGTTCCCAATCAACGCATAATACTCTCCAGGCTGTTCTTCTACCGGAACAACCGTTAAATTCTGTAAACACCCCTGTTTTTTCATCGATTCTGCCAGCTCCGTCAAATCTCCGAGATCCTTTCTTGGATTCTCCGGGTGCGTATGGATGTGATCTATTCCGATATAAACTATATCTCTTCTTTCTTCCATGGCTTTTCTCCTCATTCTCATATATGAACGGCGGCTTTCCAGCCGCCATATCAGTTACTCAGTTTTCAGTTTTCTAAAATAAGCGGAGCGGAAACCGATGCTGCCGTAGGCGCTAGTCCGAGGGCTGATCAGGTACACGTAGAACACGCCAGCACGGGAAGCGCTGCTCCAGTAGCCCCCGCAGAGCGGCAAATATTCTCCCTCAGTGCTATCAATATAGCAGTAGGCTTCCGGCTCTCCAGGATACAGAGCCAGCTCTTTCAGTGTTTCGCTCTCGCAATCAATATTAACATCTTCCCATCTACATCCATCGTATCCCTCTTCGTGAACACTTTCAGCAAGGAATTTGATACCGCCATCGGAAACGCTTACTCTAATAGACTTTCCGGAATCATCTCTTACCGGTTCCCAGTTATCTCCTTCAAGGGTAAGATCAATATCCAATGCTGCATCGTTATTCTTTGCCATCTCCAGCTGTCCGTCTTTTATTCTCAGGCCTCTTACCATTTCCCATACGTTTCCGGACAGATCGTGAACGCCTTCCAATGTATGATCGTGGGTCCATGTTGCCGGTCCTGATCCGGTTTTGGTCTTTCCGGATTCTCCTGCTGACTCTCCATGTTCTTCCGGGTTTGCATGGTACTTTCCATAGTTCGTGTTGCCATGTGGCAAAGTACCATTCTTCAAGCTGAGGTTCGCAAGTAATCCCCATTCAGCTCTTGTCATAAGATGCCATCCCTCTCCCTTTGAAAAGCAAGCTCTCGCCGCCTCATCATTGGTAATTCCTGTCCATGGCTTCTGCATTGGCAGGCTATAAGGCTTTCCGTTAATTTCGCAGTTCTCATAGACAGAAATGTAAATTTCATCGTATTCTTCATCTCCAATGATAAACGCTGCATTTGTTTTATCGCTTCCACCGAACAGCTCCTTATTTGTCACCTTGCGGAATCTGTGCATGAATGACGGGATGCCGGCATTGTCGTAAATTGCCACTACTGCGTGTTCCAGGTTTCCGCTGATGAAATGGGTTGGTGTGATCTGCTCCTCAGTATTCTTTTTTTCGGAAGGTCTCTCCTGGATTACCGGACAAATATTGATCTGCATATCATCTCTTGCCGCATAATCCTTAATTGCTTCCATCTGCTCTGCAACGAATTTTCTCTTTCCTTTAAACTTTGCTGAAAACTCACCATTCATAAACTTTGCTTTTGCCATGTTCTTTTCCTCCTATGCTGTGGCTAATTCTCTATTCAAAAGTATCTCAAATACTTTGAACCCATAAATAAATCCCTGCATTTCTGCCTCGATTGCAACTCCCATTACCGAGTCCTCTACTTTTCTTTTGGCTGCTACATCATCATTCAGCCCGCCCATTGCCTTATAAAACTCTTCGTATTTTGCCCCAAGCTCTTCGATTTCTCTATTCTCGATTGCCGGGCCTTCGATAAACTGGTCGAACAGATTCTTTATGTAACTGCACTCTGTTCTGGATCTTCCCTTCATCAGGATATTTTCCTGCGTTTTTACTCCATGGAAATGCTGTGCGATTAAATCATTAAATTTCCCAAGTCCTTCCACGAAAGCCTTACTACGTTTTTCCTCGGCACATATCTTTTCAATGTAAAGCTGGCAGCCTTTTTCACTCAGTTTCCAGATTGGATGTTTTCTCTGGTTTCTATACGGTCTATACGCAATCTCGAACTCCTTCTTTTCGTCTTCGGACGCTTCTGCATTGTAAAACCGAGAAATCCGATTGAAAATTCTCGTGTGCGTACTCTGGAAAATTTTTGCGATTTCCCAACTGGTAAGCGGCTCTGCAGGTTGCGTTGTTCCCTCTGCTACTTTTCGGATAAGCTCTGCGGCCTTTCCGATTTCTTCCGGCGTGATCTTAATTTCGTTCATCCTTCCAACTCCTTTCTCAAAGCCTGCAGAAGAGGATGCCAAGGCCTGGCTCCTCTCATGCGCTTCACGACTTTTCTCAAATCAATCTCTTCCTTGCTGATGCTTTCCATTCCGATCAGCTTATCGCTGTTCCAACGGATCAGCTTATCCTTGAATCCATCGGTCAACTTTACTTCTCCAGCTGCGCACTGTTTGTCCTCGAACATGACCCACTTTTTCCCATTAAGAATACAATAACCAACAATCATCTCTTGTCCTCGCTTTCAATATCAGCGCTTTCTCCGGGAAAACAATTTCCGCAATACTTCCACACCTTATCCTCTACTCTCACGAATGTAGAATAGGTTGCCATATATTTTCCTGTCTTCGGGTTCAATCTACTGTCGTAAGGTCCTCCTACCTGCAGATATCCTGCTCCCATATTTCTCGGTGGCAAAATATTCAAGAAGTACCAGTAGACATCTTCGTCCACCAGTTCCCCAGGCTTGCAAAAATCATCCCAGTTTTTCCCACTTTCTTCCCACCCTTTATCCCTCCAGTTCCTTTCTCACACAATTCAGTGCGTATCTTGCAGATGTGTTCAATAATCTCTGCCATCTCTTCGCTTTCTAAGAAGTATTCCGGAAAATGTTCTGTGCGGAAGCTCGTTCCGTACAGTTTTACAACCACTCTGATTTTTGTATCTTGCGTAGATGCCATTACAATGTCATTTAACTTCATTTTTCCTTCCTCGCTCTCTCACAGCCACTCTTCAAATCTTTCCGGGTCAATAGCTTCCATCCTGTCGAATACCAAGTCGATCATCGGATGACCACTTGGAAGCTGATTGAATAATTTCACGCAACCATCAAAATCCAATTTCTCGATCATATCTTTTGCTTTCTTCATCAGTGCTTCCATCTTTTTTCCTCCATCTCATCTACTGCCAGACCGATCACTGCTGTTCCATTTGCCATTACCAACCAGAAGTTTAATGGCTCCATCCCGGTTGCCATCCCCCATGAAAAATTGATAAACAGCAACACCGTCAAAAATCTTCTCAGCTTTTTCATTGCTTTCTGTCCTCCTATATGGTAGACTTGATAGCCAAGGGGAGTTACCGCTCCCCTGCTACCAAGGAACTGTTTGGTTCGATTTACTTAATCCAATTTAAGATCGCCGTAACAACTGCTAAGAGCATTGTTACTATGGCAACTACGATGCTGGTCAGGCTCTCGTAAAACTGGATTTTAAGAAGTCGTTTCTCAAGCAGTTCTTTTTCTTTGTCTTCCGATTTCTTTCTTTTTGCCAATTGGTGTCCTCCTTGTATTATTTAATCATTCTCGCATTTGCGAACCATTTGGGTAAAAAAAATAACACCTACCTGCTTGGTTCTTATGTTTTGTTTGATTATGTATATATTATAACTCGCACTTGCGTATTTGTCAATAGTTTTGCTCTTTTTATGCGAATTATTTTCGCAACTGCAACATTCGATAGTTAATAGTGAGAATAAAAGAAAAAGATAGAAAAAGATTTAGATACAGAAATAGATATAGAGTAATAGTGACGTGACGGTTTCGTGACATTGATGGGACAATGTCACACGTTTTTTATTATAATATGAAGATTTTCCTTTATTTATAAGGCTTTACGCATTTGTATCTTATCCTCATTTGAGTGTGGATAATGTGGAAAACTCGATTTTGCAAACCCTTAAATTACTGGTTGACTCTCCTGTTTGATATGCATATACTGAAAACTGCTGGAGGTCCGGCAGCATCTGCGCCATATCGCAATTCTCCAATCTTTTCCGTGCCAACTCTTCTAAAATTGAATAGTTCTATACGCTCGTACACGCTTCTATACCGGATTTTGGCTTTTAGGCATATTAAGTATTGAAAAATTCTCTATCGTTGCTCAGGCACATTTCGTCAAAAATAGCATTGAAATTTTAGTTATTTTGTATATTGATTTTTACCTCTAACTTGCTCCGCATTTTGCAATAAAAAATGCCCCAGTCCCGAAGGACCAGGGCGTGTGTGATATATTTTCCTCAGAGGTGCAGACTCTCTTCAAAAGCACCATTTCTCCGCTGTTATTTCAGCAGCTTGTTTACTTCTTTCTGGACTTCAGAATAATTGTAACCGGCTGCTTCCAGTTTTTTCTTCCGATCAGCTCCGTTTCCCCATTTTCCGGAAACGACTTCCTTCGCAACTTCGGCTACAGATTTCTTTGTGCTTGCCTTCAGTAGCTCATTCACTTTCTTCTGGACGGTGTCATAATTATAGCCGGCCGCAGTCAGCTTCTTTTTCCGATCATCTCCGCTACCCCACTTACCGGCAATCACCTCTTTGGCTACTGTCGTTACGTCTTTCTTGGTGGATGTGGTGGTTCCAACCTTTTTGTTGTACAGAGCAGTCAGCTTGGCTTTGGAGTTAGTTCCATACTGTCCATCAACCACCAGCCCATTGTCCTTCTGGAACTTGCGAAGTGCTTCATCCGTACCAGAGCCGAAGTCTCCATCCGATCCTGCAGATCCGCAAGAGTATCCAACCTTGATAAGCATTTTCTGCATCGTGGTTACTTCTGATCCAGAATCTCCCTTTTCCAAATAATTCTTCTTTGCCGGAGTTGCATTGGAACTGACATCTCCGCTCACTGCGATAGCCACATGATGATTGTCGTTCAGCAGGATATCTCCAGGCTTTAGGCATGTACCGCTTGTCAGATATTTCTGATCGGTGAGAACCTTTGCTCCCGCTGTCTTGAATGCGCTTCTCATGTTATATGTAGTCAAGTAAATGCTAACTGCTTTCAGCTTCGGCTTATTCAGACGGTATCCGACTGCTTTCACAATGCTTGCGGTACTCTGGCTGCAGTCTGTTTCGCATGGCTTTTTGATTTTTGATGGATCATAACCATTTGCGGCCAGCTGCTCCCAGAAGGTATAGCGATCATTACTATTCCCTGCAGTTCCCTGGTCATAGCCGATCATATTATTGTTTGCGGCCTGTGTTGCCATCTCTGCAATCAGTGCCGCTACTTCCTGCTCCTCAAATCGTAAAACACAGAGCCAAGGTCTGTTGTACCAGTTGATGATCTGATACTCTGTACCAGTCTGATCGCCCGCCTGGCCTCCTGCATAACGTCCATTTTCATCATGTCCACAATTACTAATTTTCACGCTCACGATTTTTTCCTCCTTTGCATAATCGTTATAGAATTTCTGACCTCTTGCCGCTCTACTTTCGCATACGCTTTCCCCTGTGTTGGCCGGAATTTCAAACTTCTTTAAAACAACATCGGATGCCTGCCGGATTGTTGTTGCTGATTTGAGAATAGCCAAAACCGGGCTGTAGCTTTCTCTCAGTTCTTTCAGTAAGAAATCCAGCTGCATATCTTCGTCCGCAATGGACACGCCTCTCTGCTTGGCAAAATTCCAAAGACCAGATTTTCTACTAGGGCTTGTCCACTGGGCCAATCCGTACCCGTACTGTTTTCCGGAAAGCGGATGTAAGAACTCCTCGCAGGAGATCTTTCCGCTGTCGATTGCAGCAGTATAAGTAGTATCGGTATAAACCTTTCCGTTTTCTTTCAGCCGTTTAAGGCACAGGTATTCAACCCGGTTTGTGTAGAAACCATCACTCTCCGCTTCCAGGTTTCCGATCAGGCCGCAAGCCCCAGCTACAGTCATGCCGGCCTGTCTGAATTTCTTATAGGCTCTTTTCTCCGCCTCAACGTTTATACTCATCTTTCAGCACCTCGCTTTCTCCCCAGTTGTAGGGCGAAACTTCGTCAATAAATTTCCCAAATTCTCTGACTAACAGAATGAAAAAGGTGCCGCCTATGGCAAGCACCCCCACTATGATTTTTGCTACATTCCCCATGTCTACTCCTCTTTGTACTTCTTGCACTGCGTAATAGCCTGGATCACCTTGTCGTATCCCACCATTGATGCCAGCCAGGATAACAGCACCAGAGCGATTAAATATACAGCCATCTTTGCATTGATCTGTGCCTCCGTCAGAATGATATATCCCGCATCTACCAGAACTGACAGTACAACTGCAACGAAACCGGCTAAGAAATTGGAGAGGTATTTCTTGTTTACCTCATCCATCAATTTCTTGATTCCCTCTGTGAAGAGTCCTGTAAAAATAGATACAATCAGCAGTAACAGTAAAAAAATCTCTAAGCTCATAAGTTTTCCTCCTCGTTTTTGTTACCGACATTTATGTCGGAGACATATTGTTCTTGGCTTTCTTTTTCGTCTTCTTTCTGCCATTTCCGATCCAGCCGCTTATCTTTATTCGTCCGAATCCAGCCGCAGATTCCACACTCACCTATTGTTGCTGCCACAACAGCGCAGGCATAGGTTTCCGGCATACTTCCATATTCCCGGAAAACCAGGATCATCTGCCAGTTAAACCAAACAAAAAAGGCACCGACCAGAATCAGTACCAGGTTCAAGGTTCCGACCTTCTTTACGGCCGCAACCACTTTTTTAATTTTTTTCATTTCACCTACAGCCTCCCATTGGCCTTTATTAAAGGTTACTTTCTGCTCCCCATCAGTTCAGCAATTTTGGCATCTTCGTGCATCGGAATCACTTCCAATGCTCTCATCTCAGGCTGTACAACCGTATGCATATGTCCATTCCCTTTTGCATTTTCGTATTCCTTAAACATAGACCAAAACGCATCTGCCTCCATTTCACTCCATGCATGAAGCGGATTTTTTTCCGGACTTGTAAAATATCGATGTGACTGCAGAAGTCTGTCTCGAAGTTTGCTACGCTCTCTGCTGATAATGTCCTCTTCAATCTTTTCCAGCTGCTTCTGGTGTTGATCCATGCCTTCTTTCAGTTCTGCGATACTTTTATTGAACTGCTTCTGAATGTCTATGCTCTGTTGATGCCACGATGGGTACATATTTACTTGATCCATAACCTTTTTAAATTGTTCGTTCTTTTCCTTTTCATGAATTGCCTTGTCTGAAAAATAACCCTCTACTTTCCGATAGCACAAAACAAGGAATACCAACGCCGCAATTATAGTAATGCCCCAGCCAATGCTGTAATTTCCTACTAGATTAATTAGATACTCCATTTTCGTATTCCTTCCTCATTTCTTTTTATGGCGTGCGTGTGTTGTTGGGCCGGCTCTCCGATTGATTCTGCTTTTAGGTTTCATTCTTCCAGTCCTTTCTGCAGATCCGCTGCTTCTTTAATCATTGCCAGTTCCTCATCCTCAATAGTTCCATACTGCAGCAACGCAAGTGCCAGTCGGTCTATGAGTTTCGTCTGTAACTGGATAATCTTCGACTGACCATCCATCACCTCTGCGATAGTGGTTCTCATCCTGATCCCCTCCTTCCTCGTAGATTTGTTTCATGTCTGCGTGCGTCAGGACAAAATCATCCAGGATCTTCTCCTTCAGTGCATCGCAGTCACAATATTTCATCATTCCTAAGTAACTCTGCAGTGTGTCTGTTGCCTGCTTAAAAGAAATTTCCTTCACTCTGTACGCTTCTTTCTTTGCCTTCAGAACTCTCTTGATGTGAAGTGTTGTTTTCTTCCTGAGCACCACTTTGCCAGGCCATACTCTGTATCCGACAAATTCAATGCCTTGATTTATTGGCCGGATACAAGTTTTATTGTTTAGCTGCAGTTCCAACTCCGTTTCCAGAAAAGAAGCAATTCTGACTTTCCATTCCTGGAGCTGTGCCTTGCTACTACTGAGAATAATCACATCATCCATGTATCGGACATAACAATGAATTTGCAATTCCCTCTTGCAGAACTGATCCAGTGCGTCCAAATACACATTCGCAAACACCTGTGATAGCAGATTTCCGATAGGCATTCCGACATCAAAAAGACGTTCTTCCAAAGGTACTTCCCCTGGTGAACGTCCTGGCGGCAATCCAAACGGTGTATGTTTGCAATCTATAATTGATTCCAGCAATTTCAGCAACCGCTGGTCCTTAATTTTCTTTGCAAGTATTTTCTTTAGTATCCGATGCGATATCCGGTAAAAATATTTGCTTATATCTAGCTTTAAGTAATACCACTGCTCATCCTTACGGTTCACCTGTTCCAACCAGTATTTAAGCCGAAACATAGCGGTCAGTGGTCCTCTTTCCGGGATGCATCCGTAAGAATCCTTGATATATCCCTTAATCAGCATAGGATTGATAACTCTGTATATCGCCCATTGAACAACTCTGTGTTTAAATTTGATGGACATTATCATCCTTTTCTTCGGTTCGTACACATAGAAAATATAATATTTGTCTATGGTATACGTCCCATCGTAAACAGAATCTCTAATCTCTTTCAAATTATCCCAGGCGTTGAAATTGAAGAGCATTACATCCTTGTTATATCTCCTTTGATCTGAAGCATCTTCTAAGGCTCCATACAGATTTTCCATGGAGAAGATAAGATCAAAAACATTCTTAATCTTCATGTTGCGTTATCGCTCCTTTGTATTTGACTATGTGTGGCAGCTTTCACTCTCGCTACTTGCGGCCTCCATAGGTGTCTCCTGCTTTGTGTGTCTCCACAGGGACGGCTCTACCCACGCACGAGTAGAACCATTTTTCTCCTTCCACACGGTCGGAGCGGAAATAGACTCCTTTAAATCTCTCGCACTGCCGGCAGTCCTTGAACTAACCGGTTCTGGCATATGAGAGTAAAGCGGAGCGGAAACCGATGTTGCCGTTGGCGTTAGTCCGAGGGTTGTTCAGGTTCACGTTGAACACGCCAGCATTGGAAGTGTTGTTCCAGTTGCCCCCGCAGATCGGCAAACGAAATAGCCTATTCCCGGCGGCACAACCGGATCATTACCGGCTGTACCTTGATTTTGCACTTTTATTCTGTTGTGACGATTTTTGATCGCCGTATACCCATTCTTTATATTTTCCAATCATTCTTCCAATCTCTGCAGAACGGCCTTCCCATTCACTCCTGGAAGATTTCCCTTTCAAATATCCCAGGCGATAGGCTACTCTGATGTGAGACTGGAGTGCTTTGTTCATTTCATCCAGTTCGCTGATGGAAGTTTTCTTGTAGTATGCAACCGTTAATGCCGACGCCAGCTGCGACATTCTGTTCATACAATGAGCTATATCGTCACCTAATAATTTCTGGTGTGCAATGGACCATCTTTCAATGAGAGGGAGGGCGTAGACTTCCATATCTTCAATTTTCTGTAATATCGTTAGCCCTTCCTCTTCCATCTCTACTGTCATGTTGTCGGATCTCTGTTCTGCCACATTCTTTCTCCTTTCACCACAAACGCCGCCTTCCCAGGCGGCAATCAGTTTACAGTCCTCAGTTTACAAAAGCGGAGCGGAAACCGAGGTAGCCGCTGGCGCGAGTCCGAGGGTTGCCCAGGTCCACGCCGAACACGCCAGCATTGGAAGTGCTGCTCCAGCCGCCCCCGCAGCGCGGCAAACGCTCACCAGTGAGGTTTGCCCAGTGGTAATCACCGCCATAATCTCCGTTCGGTTCATCAGGGTACAGAAGCAGAGCCTTTGCAAGCTCTGGTGCTGTCAGTCCAGATGCAAGAGTCATGTCCTTGTACTGGCAGCCATTACCCTGATCTGTCTTGTAAGTCACATCGCCATTGGTAAGCTGGAATTTTCCGGAAATCCAATCCCATTTCAGAGTGCCGGCAGTTCCTGGAGCTACCAGTGAACCGTCAGCTGCGATTGCTTTCCATTCTGTAGAACCAACCGCCATACTGGTTGTCAAAATCATGCTGTTCGCATACGGAATAATCTGGATTTCGCCATCAACCAGTCTCAGGCCAGCGCACCATTCCCAAACATTTCCGTTCAGGTCGAAGATTCCGTCCGGCATCCAGTTATGGCTCCATGTATCAGGACCAGAACCGGTTGCTACATGACCGATCTTGTTACTATCGTAGTAAGTCGGTGTCCCTTTCTCGTGTGGGTATCCGTGATCGCTGCCGTAGTTATTGTTACCTCTTGGCATAGTGCCGTTCTTTCTACACCACAGAGCGATAGCGCTCCATAAGGAATACGGCATCAGGCCCCATCCGGTTCCTTTGTTTCTGCAGTAGTTGACGGACTGGTCGAAGTTCACGCTGGTCTTCGGGTCCTTAAACGGAAGTGAGTATGCTCTGTCATTCATTACAATGTTCTGGAATTTTGAGACATACACAACATCTTTTTCCGCACCACCTACAGAAAATGCCGGATGGATGTTCTCACTTCCTCCGGCAATTACATCTGAGATTTTGAATTTTGGAAACGCAACCATGATGGACGGCATCCCACGATCATCCAGTAAAACTGTGTTCTTTCCTCCGGACAGTGCCTCGACTGCCAGCTTCATATCATCAAAATTTGCCATGATTTAGACCTCTCTTTCCCATAATCTCAGTTCGCAACGATCCATGGAAAAAGGAACCGGCTTCAGCTCTTTGATAGTAGGCTGTTCGGTTCCCTCTTCATTCTCTGGATCATAGTTCGGATTTTCTTTTTCTACTTCTGTATATTCCCTTGCAGGAATAATGATCTGTGCAACATACTTGTCACCTGCATCGGCTCCCATCACCAGTCCGCCGGTGTAGTCTTCGCAAATATCGATCACAACCTCATAGTCACGCTCTTTCTTTGAGACATTGAACATCAGCTCTCCATCGTCAAAGTCGATCGTTTTTCCAGATACCTCGTAAGGAATGAAATTCTTTCCGTCTTCCGGTAAGTGTGTAATCTTCATCAGTAATACCTCCTCTGTGTTCTTCCCATTTCCATTGCTTCACGGCTTCTGACCGCAGTTACTTCTGCAGCTTCTCTCATTGCCGGGTTGTTGGTGTCGATTCCGTACTTCTTGGCAACATACTCGATGTCTGCCTGTCTTCTTTCGTCCTGGATAATCACATTTGCCATGATTACATTCCTCCTCTCACATACAGATCCATGGTTACTGATTTCGCAGATCCAGTGTAAGCTACCTTGAATCCATTCAGCAGCTTGTCCGTAAACTCAATATCTCCCACAGCACCACCAGACACGCTGGTAACTTCTGCTGTGATAAGATACGTCTTATAATTGCGTGGAGTTTTCAGCTGAATGGTTTTCACTGAGTTATTAAACGGATATACCTGGGAGTTTGTCAGGGTGACTGTGACTTTCTCGCCGTCAAGTCCCTCTACTTTTCTCATAACACTTTTCAGCATCCTGACAGCCTCTGCGCTTATTTCATGTGCTTCCAGGATTCCCTGCTCCATGTGATTGAAATTAGTTGCGCTCTGCTCAGTGCCTTCCTGCAGAACTTCTCCCGGATCAGGGACGTGTTCAATGCTTCCGTCCGAGTTCTGTGTTTCTTTGTACCGATACGGATTTTCTACGACTTCATCTTTCCAATATGTCGGTTCGTACATTGTGCATACCTCCTTCCTACTCCTCTAAAATGTTGATGGTTACTCGGTAATAAATACCTTCCTTTTTGGATTTCTTGGTGATATTTTCAGCTTTACTCCACCAAAGCTCTCCACTTGTACTGTAAAGCTGTACTTCTGTTACCTTTACCTCACCGGATTCCGAAGGGTTTAATATAAATTCAATCTTTACTTTTCCATCACTGCTAATAGTGATATCTGTAATCTCTGACCGGTAATAGGTGGAACCGATTTTGTATTTGGCATAAGCGACCGTATTCTTCACATGACTTCTGAATCCGGCTAGTGCCGCAGCTGATAACATTGCTACTCCTCCTTTTACAATTTTCTTTTGCTTCCGCAAGCACGATACAAAACTTCTGCATTTGTGCTATCTACCTGCACATTTAACGCTCCTGGTTTTATCTCGGCCAGAAAGCTCCTATCTGGCTTTGTGCCAGAAATAGGATAGGGAAACTTGACACCTTTACCTTCTGACGAAGCCTGCAGCTGTAACGCAGTCAGACGGGCATCGTATGCTCTATCCGGTTTGGTTCCAGCTACAACATAAGGAAATTCCCTACTCATTCTGTTCGCAGTCACAATAACAGAACCATGTTCCGAAATCCCTACCCAATTAACTTGCGGATATGTACCTGCTTTTCTTCCTCTTGCTGTCATTCGATAAGGGAATTTCTGCGGCTGAGGATCTGCCCGAATTTTGATTGTTGTTGGAGTATCAAAAACCACTCGGAAACTTTTTTGTGCCTGTTTCACCTCGTTCACCAATTTTATAATCTGATCTAAACTGGCTTCCGAGGTTCCAGGGCTTACCCTGATTTCAAAGGTGTGGGGTGCTGTGTTCTCGATCAGCTCAACATCCCTTCCGCACAGTTCCTTCAACAGCATCTCAATCCTGGCCGGATTCATTGGCTTTCTATAGTTTCTCTTTCGGATAACCTGGCTTCGGCGTTCTTCAATGCTCAACGATTCATTGGTTGGTATGCCATAGCTTTGTTCCCAATAAGGAAGGGACCAGGTTGCCGTTTCCGGAAAAGCCTGCTCCCTTAGTTCATTGATTGTTTTCTGCGCCAATGACAGAGGTACGCTCATAACCTCGAAAATCCATTTTCCCACATATGAGTTGTCATAAATGGGGGAAATCATACCCATCATGTCCCTTGCAAGTTCTCTGGTTGGGAAGTTCTCTAAATCAAACATTTAGCTTCCCTCCTTCACCATGACAGACTTTGTGCTCGGATACTGATCCAGTTTGATTTTGATATTTGAAATGCCGCCATTCATAAGCAACTCCTCAAAATCATCAACACCGGGCGTATTGGTAAGTACTGAATGTACCCAATTATATTTCACTTCTCCTTCCGAATTTACGGTCTTGTAATACTTCGCAAGGCCAGCTTTAAAATCTTTTAGGACTTCTTCCTGGGAGTATCCATCTTCCAGCTCAATACTCTTGATGGTATAATCTATCTCTACCAGCTCCGGAGCGGAAACTGTCAAAATAGTATTCGGCGGTGCAAGCCTGTCCAGCGGGCTTTCAGGACTCATTATGTAGTTATATACTGCTTTCTGGAGTGTTTCGTTTGCAGCTTCTCCGTTTCCGTCAAGCACGATGATCTTTACCGTTTCTGGTCCGTTCCATTCCGGTACAACAATGGCTGTTCCTATTCCGGCTACCGACTCGGCCCAGCGTTTGTAATCTGACTCATTACCGATATATGAATCATCCATCTGCTCATTTGCCTCCATGATTCTTTCTCTCAGTTCATCGTCCGTTTCTTCCTCTGTGCCGCCGGTTGCTTTTACAGGATTGGTGATTGATACAATTCCTTCTACTGGGACTGACATCATCGTAATCGTGTTTGCGTTCACGTTTGATTCAACGCCAGCAATCATTGCTCTGGCAATTACGGTTCCAGTGCCATTTTCGTTCAGAACACACGCCTCTTCGGTAGCAAATTCTATAGACTCCACTTCTTCTGTTGCGGGTGTCGCAAACACCGTTCCTGTTGCTATAATAGTCCCTGGTTCTCCGGTAATTTCGATCGTAACACTGGCAAAGTTCGGCGCTTTTCTCGCTAATCTTGCCATATTTGCAAGATAATCAAGAAATTCTCCACTGCTCCACTGTGGGAACATCAACTTCAATGTTTCCGGGATGTAATATTCCAGCAGTTCCGATGCGATCAATGCTGTTGGCCTGGTGAAATCCCATGGAAAACCAGCCTCCGTTTTGTCAATATCATCTGGAAGCAAGTCCATCATTCTCTGATGAATTGTATCTACATCGCAATCCTGCAGAAATGCAGGCAATGTAAAGTCTTCTGCCATCTTAGCTCACCCCTTTCTCAAAGACAGTTGATATTGTTTCTTCCTCTTCCCACTGCGCTCCTTTGACGATGAATGAAACCACCGCATCTCCAGAGCTGTAATCAAAAATAAAATTACGGACGTACTCTGTTGCCGGGTGAACCAACAACGCATCAGTAATCGTCCGCTCAATCTCGCTTTCCCTCGAATCCTTATCCGGGAAATCCTCCATATCTTCAAACTCGGTGCCAATATCATCGCTATACGCCAGAAATGCTTCCCTTTCTGTCTGAATAACTTTCCAGCACCACTGCATAAATGCTTCCCTGCCGTCTGCACGAACCATTTTATTTGATCCGTCTCTCACGAAATCTCCCTTATCGAAGTCAAACGCCACCGAGGAGCGGTATCTTTCTTCGTATTCGGGATCGTCCGGTATCTCCGGCAGGTCAAATACCGGAAATAACTGGTCTGCCATAAATCCTCCTTCCTATGATTTCTTTACTACATCGACTACAACAGGAGTATTCTTTACCCATGTTACAAGAACGGTATCTCCAGCTTTCACCTTTGGCAAAGTTACTGAATGTTCGTGGCTTCCGTTTCCAGAGTTGTGTCCTCCATGGCTTCCTCCGGAGATATTTATTTTTAATCCGGAAACCAGCCGTCCAAGGTAATACTCTCCTTTTGGAATAGGAATAGGGAACATATTAGTTGTCAAACTTCCGTCTTTTCCTATGACACCGAAGTCTGGCTCTATGTCCCCTATTCCATCTTCCATAGTTTCTTTTATTCTTTGCTGCAATACTCTTGCTCCTGTCTGCACCTCGATTCCATTCGCCGCAAGTGTTCCTGATTCCATGCCAAGTGCCGCTTCAATCTGAGCGGCTGCTGATTCTGAATCTACTTGAACATCGGACAAATCCACTTGAACGCCTTCTGCAGTAACAGAAAATTCAGCACCCTCAGTTGTCAACGCAGACATTGCCTGATCGATTGCTGATTGTGCTGCATCTCCATCTACTTCGGCAGTTAATGTGTCCATGGAAATCTTGATTTCATCTCCAGGATGAATAACGTATGGGCTTTCGATGCCGTTCTCTTCTGCTATAGTCCGCCAGTCAACACCAAGGGCATTGCCAATATCCCATAAGCAGTCCCCAGCTTCAACTTTAATAGTCGCACCCTCTGCGGTAACTTCCTCTGTTGTTGCCAAATCTCCCAACTTTTCATTTAAAGCAGACACCCATTTGTCCTTGTCTATATCTACGTCACCGTCAACCGATGCCTTTAAGCCTTCCAGGGTTACGTCCTCTGTAGTTGTCTCTGCCGCCGCTCGATCTATTGCCTCTGTCAATTCCGGTGGAAGCTGAGAACGGATAGTTTCGTACATAGGATTGCTTGGGTCTGTAAGTGATGCCTTTAATTCATCGCTTCCATTCTGCCAAATCTGATTAGCGTAATTCTGCCATGTAGCCGCAGTATCACCTGCCGCCGCTCCGACTTCAACGGCTTCGTTGAAAGAATCCATCAAGCTCTGTGGAACTGCTTTTCCGGCTTCCCTATAATCATCAATCAATCCCTGCATCTGCGTTACGTCTGGTTTCATGCTTTCATACATCGTACTCAAAGCATTTTGTGTAGCGTCTGTAGTGAATCCAAGTGTTTTTCCATTGCCAAGCTCATTGAAGCCATACATCAGTGCATTTGACGCAGAGAAAGTATCTCCGCTTGCCAGCATATTCTGTGCTGATTCCAAAGAATACTGTGCATTTTCTGCAAGGCTCTGTCTAACTGGCAAGTGATACTATGAGTTTTTCCTATATTCTCCGCAACTTCCATTGTTCTCTGTTTATATGGCTCATCTACCAGCATTATAGAAGAATCTTTAACGTCAGCTATTTTCTTACCACCCTGCGTATACAACGCTCCGCTAATTACATTTATTTCCATGTTGACCTCCTACTGCATATTTGGCTTCTTGACTACCTGTGTTTCTGTAAGGGGCGGCTTCTTAGTATGCTCATCCAGCCACTCGGCAAATTCTTTTGCTCCTACGTTCTTTGATTCCATTTCATCGGCCAGATGGCGAAGAACCACAACGATCATCCCTGCATCAGCTGCAGCATACGGAGAAATTGCTTTAATCACATTGTTTGAATAATACTGCAAGCCATCGCTCACCACTTTGGCGGCTTCTGCCTGCTTTTTGGCCTGCGTAAGGACGTTTGCTCTGCTGACAAAGCTCTTCATTCTCTTCTCTTTAATTCTCATAGTTCATCCTCCGGGTCTTCGTAATCATAGCCATCCACATCGTCCGGATCTTCTGCGTCTCCCAGGATTTCATCCGTAATATCCTCTTCCGGTCCTGCATCTGTCTCCTGGTCGATCTCCGCCTCTGTATATTCCGCATCGATTACGTCCTCGCCTTCAGCTTCTGTCGGGCCAGGTAACTGAGGGATTCCCTTCGGTTCTTCTTTTTCCGATTTTTCCTCATCATCCGGTTTCAGATTTTCCTTGTAATCGCTGTCGAAAATACTCTTCTGCGTTGTATTGGCTACCGGCTGCAAAACATACTCGCCGCTATCTTCATCAAACGCCAGCTCCATTTCTGTGTCCATGTTGCCGTCCTTTTTGTCCGTAATCTGCACAGTAGATGTAACTTTATGCTTGAAACTTGGCTTGTTGATTTTCCTGCTTTCGCCTTCTACTTTAGGATCATAATTCGGAATATATTCCTGAGTGAAGCTGACATCAATTTTCAATGTCAAACTTCCATTCGTGCTTCCTTTCTCCATCATGTTTCCAATCAATCTCTGCAGAACAAAATTCATATCTCGCTTTACGTTTCCCAGTGTATCACTGTCGAAATCCAGCGCTTTCATAAATTTATCCATTCCTTACTCCACCTTTCCGTATTTGATTCCATTTTCCTTCATGTATCCAACTAACGCCTTCAGCTGCTCTTTGGTTCCGATTGCAAAGAACTTAGCTCTGCACTTCTTTTCCGGAATCGGCTGCGGCTGTGTCTGAGCAAACGGATCGACTACCGGTTCTGGTTCCTGTACCGGAACATTTTCCTCTTTTTCTGGAACAGCTACCTGCTCTGCTGGAACATCCTGCGGCATTTCCGGAACGCTCTGCTTTTTCTCCGCTTCAGCTTTCTCTGCGGCAATACGCTCCTCCTCCGCTTTTCTCTGTCTCTCGATTTCCTTCTGCTCTTCTTCCTTACGGATACGCTCTGCCTCTGCTTTTCTGGCTTCCTCTGCCTTTCTTCTTTCTTCTGCAGCCTTTTCTTTCTGGATACGTTCTGCTTCCAGCTTTTCTTCCAGATCTTTCAGACGCTTTTCTTCTGCCATAGCTTTTGACAAGTCCAGGGTACGGACATACACGTCCTTGGCATTTAACTTATACTTTCCGCATACGCTTTCGATAGTTTCAAGATCGGTCTTTACCTGCTCAATTTTCTTCTGCACATCTGCGATAGCGGATTCCAGCTTGCAGGTCTTGTTCAGATACCGCTGATCGAACACTTTGCTAAACGGCAAGATTTCTGCAAGATTTCCAATGGCTTTTTTGTAAGCCTCCATAATCTTTGCTTTCTTTTCTTCCTTCTCTGCAGTCTCAAACGCTTTTACCTGTTCATCAATCTCTGCCGACTGCTTCTTGATAAGATCTGTGATTTCCTTCAGCTCTTTCTCAAACTCTGTGTATGGCTGGTTGATAACCTCTTTCACCTTTTTCCTACGTTCATCGATTGCCTTAACAAGATTGTTCAACTCTGCTCTGTCATTCTTTGCTGATTTAACGGTTTCTTCGGTATATACAATCCCTTCATACGATGCAACCTTGCTTCTGACCGCCGCCAGCAGCTCTTCTTTGTTCCATTCGATATGTTTCAAAAAATTGCTCTCTGTCGGGCTAATCAATCTAAACTCCATTTTGCCCGGAACTACCGCAGTTTCCTCTACTACCTGTTTTTCTTCTGTTGCCATTACCCTTCCACCTTTCTTATAGTCACTTCTACTCTTGGATTCTCTGAGAAGAACTTTCTTACCTGTGCATCTACAACCTGGTTATCATCGTGATACGCAATATTATTTAAGCTATCGCAGACAATCTTTCCGATGTTATCCCAGTCTGGCTTCTTAGTTGGCCGGATCTTATGCTCCAGCATCATCGTTCTTCTTTTCTTACTGGTAGACGGTGGGATATTGTAATAAGCAATAATACGAACATCCAGCATATCACCGTCCTTGAACCTTTTTCCTTTTGCCTTCTCCTGGTATGCCATCTTAACCAGATTTTCATAGTTTACTGTTTTTTCCGGCGTATAAGCCTTTGCAAATTTCTTTTCCTTACCGTCACTGCCAGTAAATTTCCTGACTGTCACTTTTGGCCTCTGCTTGCCAAACGGCAGGCCTGGAACAATGAATTTTATGCTTCGCACTTCATCCTCCTTGAACGCCTCTGGATTATTCATCCTTTCCGTCCTCCTCAACTTCCTTGTAAACTTTCAGATAATAGTCCAGCTGTTTCCCTGTAGGTGTCTTCTTTCGCTTTCCTGGCCCAACTGTATATCCGTTTGCGTGCAAGATCGCTGTTACAGTTTTTCTATCCTCTAATTTATCAATGCTGATTTCTGCTACTTTCTTGAAAGCCATTGTCCTACCTCCTTCTACTTCCTATCTTTCCTCGCAATTCCTCCAGTTTTCTCCTGGTTTCTTCTGACATTTCACCTTGTGTCTCGTCCTCTTTTTCTTCCTGGACTGGCAACTTAGGTTTCTCCTGTCTGTCTTCAATCTGCATCTGCTGTTTTTTTACCTCTGCTATTGCTGTCCTGACCTTTTCTGGCATTCTTCGGTCTTCTTTGATTCTCTGCATTGCAGTCCGATAATTTCTCACAAAATGAGATTGCTCTACAGTTCCGACCTGGTCTGAATCCATCATCGCCCATTCTCTTAGGTTGCTTGGATTTCCTACTGCCATCTTGCAGGCTTCTGGCAATTTCTCAAATTCCTCTTCTGCATAATAATTTGATCTTCCGATTGCTTTTCGCACAATCGCCCAGGCTTCCAGCTCACTCATTTCCGTTTCTTTTACAGAGGTGATCTGCTCTGCCTTTTCCCTTATATCTGCTATTGTCGGTGGGAATTTCTCAGTTGCCATATGCTTTTGAACTGCCAGCTCTGCCTGTTTATATGGCAGATCTCCCAACAATGCGAACCATACATTGAACGCATCCTGATCCGGAATGAAGGTTGGCTGGGCGTATACAGCCTTCATTGCCTTCACCAAAACTTTGAACTGTTCTCTTTCCATTACCAGCTATCTACCTCGCTAACCCTCTGTTGTATCTGCTCAGTTCTTGTTGCCGGTCGCTGCTGCTTTCTTTCCTCCAGGATTTTCCAGATAATTCCTTTCCAGTTATTCGCCATGCAGTCTTCGATCAGATTACAGATTTCATTTGCTCCATAGCTTCCTTCATTGTTCTCGGTCTTCTTGAGCAATGATTTCATTCCCTGCTCCTTGTATGATTCCTTTCGCTCCATCTTGTATCGGAACCAAACTTCCATCTTTTCTCGGACAGGCTCAGAAATATTGTAATCTTCAACTAAACGATGAAATAACTGGATCGTATTCTCAGCTTTTTTCTTGGCCGGTTTTTCTTCTACAACAACCTCTGGCTTTTCTTCCAACGCAGGCGCCGGATCTGATCCTATTGCCCGATTCCGTTGCCGGTCTCTCTGCAATCTTTTTCTCCTTGCGGCATCCGTTTCTGATCCAACCATCTCAGCGCATTGCGTCAGCAATATTTCGTCTGCTCCAAGAACTTCTATCAGGCCCTTACTTTTCAGATAGCTTACTGTTACCTTCACGTTATCTGTATCTTCATCCAGCTCCAACGCCAACTCTTCCATGAAATCATCTTCGATTCCTTCAAAATACATTTTGTTTCCCTGCTTAATTGCCGTCAGCAGCATTTTCAGATAGATGATTGTGTAGGTATCGCCCCCTGCTATCTTTCTTAGCTTCTTTATTGCCTTATCCTCGAAGAACTGATCCGTCATTTTCAGCCAGTAATACTTCTTTTCTGCCATGTCAGATACCTGCTGTCAAATCCGTAATAGAGATAGGGGCTTTTAAAACTCTTGTCTTTCTACAGCAATCACACAATTCACACCGATCTGGCTCTGCATTCCCTGTCTTCACCGCCAGGACTCTCGCCATGTTCATTTCTACCAGATTCAAGGCTTCTGCCAGATAATTGTCAGTGATGTGGATAATCCGGATATCCGGTTCGCTTTCCTTCGTAGCTCCTGCAATATAAAACGGTAACTTCTTACCGGTGTTCTGTCGAACGATTTCCTGGTAAATTGCGCCCTGTATGTCATATCCCCAGTACCGCACAAAATCCAGATATCCAATATCTCTTACCCATTCCAGCTTTGTGATCGATGCCATAACCTTTAAATCAACAATCGCAATGTCCGGGATGTAGCTGTCCATCTTAATCTTCCACTTTGTTCCGAACAGCTCTCCCGTCATAATTACCTGCTTCTTGCCGGACATGAATTTCATAAAATAATCGTCTCTCTCGATTCTCTGGATAATTTCATCTGCCTTCACAAACTCAGCTTTCAGCGTTCCGTCTCTCTTGAAAAGATCCGGATTCTCTGCCTTGAATTTATCAAGCGTTCCCTCAAAGTATGAATCTACATAGCTTCCAACCATGAGGGCCTTCGATTTCGGCTCTTCCCATCTTCCCTTCAGCTTTTCCATTGCAGTAAATTCGCAAGGCATTTTCCCATATGTACCGCAGAAATCCTTAAACTGCGACACGCTCATATATTCTTCATTCGCTTCCTGGCTATAATAATTCTCTGCCGTCAAAACCATGCGTCATCCCTCCTACATTGCATCGATATCTACATCTTCTGGCTCTTCCTCTACTACCTCGAACGGATCTTGTGCTTCCAATTCCGGGACTGAATCTGGCTTGTTATCGCCGTAGGTTCCATTTCCTTCTTCGTCATATGTCTTCTGATCGTCCTGGATGGCTCTCTGCATATCCACTGATAAAATTCCCCACTTGCTAAGAAGCAGCTTAATGACTGTTTTCAGTGCCATTGCCTCGAAATCTGTGGTCCACTTACTTGACTTCTTGCCTTTGTTCAGATCATATCTGTACGCCTGGGAATACTTTCTTGCATGATTATCCACTGCTTTCTTTGACATATACAACTCCTGGCTGTAACCAGTCTTCAATCTAAACCAGGCATAATATCCAGCCACATTTGCTTCATCTCCTGCATCTCTCTGCTTGCAATTACTGAAATCTTCCACAAACTTAATCTCGCCTGTTATTGGGTTGTACGATTCCAACTCGTCCTTGTATACAACTGCATAATTCATTCGCTCATAGTATCCCGACCGGATTGCCAGCTGAATAAATCCTTTGTACATCATCTGGAACTGAGCTTTCGGGATTTTCTCCCAATCTTTCTTCTTCGGATTCCAAACGCTCTCGTTATACGGAACGATTGCTGCAAATCCAAGGTTGCTGTCTATCGGAAGGTCATATGTTGCTGCTACAAATGCAGCTCCGATAATTGAATTGGCAGGGCATTTCTTCAACTGTGTACTTCCTGATACCGTATTTGTAATCGAAGCCATAAACTGAGGAGCTTTCTGCCCTAAGACTTCCCCGAATTTTTCTTTGATCTTGTCCTGTGAAAGCAGCTGTTTCACCTGTTTTACTACCGGAACTACTGGTGCTGCCTGCGGCTCTGCCGGCTGCATTCCTGTTTGATCTGCCATTCTATTCTTCCTCCTTCTCTGCTGTCTTGAACGATTCTCCAATCAGCTCGCAAAATTCTGTTACACTCATGCCTTCTATACAATCTTTGCGAACCGGGCCTTCTGGAGTATCCATATACTTGTCACCTTCATAAATTGGCTCCTTGCACCATTCGCAGGTATATATGGACCTCGGATCTTCTGCGTTCGGGCATCTGCTGTCACATGGATTTTTTCTACATACTGCGCACATACCTATTCACCTCTTAAATCTTCCAGTGCGGCTTTTCCCCAGTTGAAAATAAAAATGGTGAACGGTAATATTAACCATTCACTCCCTATTGCGTCATAACCCCGCACTCGATATGCATAATCTACGGCCCACTTCGTGAGAAGAATACCAACTACAATCGGTATCCAATTTTCCTTCAGTAACCGTCTAACCTTTCTCATCGTATCCTCCTATTTACCTTTCAAAGCTTTATCGCTCATTATTTTAAATTCACTTATTACCTCTGCGATGCCGTCAAGATATTCAGATATCTTTCTCACCGCTTCTACCTCATCGTCCCTCATCTTTCCGTCCTGGGATATTTCAAGCAGCTGATTTTTCATATTCTCCAGCTCATCTTCTCTCAAAGCTTTTAATAATCTCACGGTCACGCTGCATATATTTTTCTCTTCCGTTGCAAGTGGAAGGAATCCGCAGATCGGACATTCATTCTTGCAATAATTGCTCAGGAGCCAAGGTGCGTTGTACAGATCCGCCATTATCAAAACCTTGTCGGCTGGCACTCTTTTAACATTTCCCAGCTCGTAGTCTGCCAGCGTATATGCCGCAATTCCTATAAGCTCCGATGCTCTTTCTCTGCTTTCCAGCCTTGCATCCCATTCTGCCGCCTGTTTTCTGGCTCTAAAATACGGATTCTGGTTTTCTTTTATAGGGTTCCGTCCCATTCTCATTTACCTTACTTTCACTTATAATTTAATCAGTACCTACAGGAACGGCCGGTACTTCCACTTTTAACTGTTCATTGATTTTCTCGATCACTGGCCAATCAAGTGCGTGGCCGTTCAGCACCAACGATACCTTGTCTCGATTGAATCCGATGGACTTGCTCAGCTCGCTGATATTCATTTTCTTCACATACAGTTTCGCTCGCACTGCTCCACACCATTCATCAGACGGAAGCTGCGGCTTTTCCGGAAGCACGTTCACTTCCAGAACTTCGTTAATTTTCTTTGCGATATCCAGGTAATTATCCTTTACGATCCGGCCGCTGATAAGGGCTGTTATCGTTGTATAGCTGTAGCCGATTTCATCAGCTACACCCTGAAGGTTCATTTCCTTCCTCGCAAGCGCAACTCTTATTTCCTTGCACCATTCAGAAATGGGGACAGTAGTATTGCTCATTTGCATCGATCTCCTTTCTTGCATCTGCGATTCGCATTTGCATTTTTTCCGAGTGCGTGCTATAATACAAATACGAGTTATTACGAACACGCAATCACCATGAAACAGATTTTAAATCATAGGCTCGCAACCACGAATAATAATTTGTTTCATGGTTATATTATAGCACGAATCTGCGTATTTGTAAAGATTTTACCTCGTATTTGCGTATATTTTTACACTTGGAGGTGTCTAATGGAAATCATTGAACGCATATCCGATTTACTCGCAGAGCGTGATAAAACGGCCATAGAATTGTGCAAGGTTCTCGATATCCAAACATCTACTATGTCTACATGGAAAACCAGGAAGAAAGATCCTCCGGCTCGCTATATGCCGGCCATTGCAAATTTTCTTTGCGTTTCGCTGGATTATCTCCTGACCGGTAAAGAACGTCCCGCTGTCATTGAACAGCCAGAGGTTCAAGAGCCGAAGCTTTCCGCGATGGACGAAGAACTTTTGGATTTATTCCACGAACTTCCCATGAGCAAGCAATATGAATTTATGGGAGAAATTAAGGGCTTCTTGCGTGCTGTCGAGGACTCAAAGAAATACGTTGACGAAGGGAAAAGATTATCCGGCTGAGCTGGTATCGCAAAACCCGGTACTGACAGGAGGATACTTTATGCAACACAACGCAACCAAGTATTTCGCATTTGCAAGAACAGAAGAGATGGCCGGGCATGATGCACCGGCCATTCTTTTTTACCTTGCTTCATTCTGCGCAAGTCTTAATTGCTGTGACACTCAAACTTTGTACAGGACAACCGCCAAAATCCAAAGGCTGCAGGCCCGTATCTCTTTACCTGATGAATCCCTAATTGCCATGGTTCACTCTTACGGTCCTCTCTCGGATGAAGCGTGTCAGCTCTCTCTGCTTCAATCTCTAAGTGGAGAGTTGCCGGCTGTCCTTACCTAACGAGGAGAAAACAATGGAACTGCTAAATGGAAATGAGAAATTTACTCTCGGTGGAAATGATACTGGAATATCTGTCTCTGAATTTTGGAGCTGGGCTTATTCTGATCTGCTCAACAATACGCTTCGAGGGGTGCTGGCAGAATTTCTCGTAAAAAAATCATTCTCATTTTTACCCCCCCCCGAAAAATTTTGAGGACTGACTGGACACCTTATGATCTAACCAGCCCTTCCGGGAGAAGGATTGAAGTAAAATCTGCCGCTTACCTTCAATCTTGGACCGAGGACTACTTTTCACACATTATTTTTGACATAGCACCAAAGCGAGCATGGAATCCGCAGACAGGTTATTCTCCTGGGCGGAGCCGCCATTCTGACCTGTACGTCTTTTGCCTGTATACTGCCAGAAGTCGCGAGCAATCCATAAGAAATCTTGATCTCTGGGAATTTTATGTATTGCCTACTTCTGTTCTGGATCAGCAAAAGCCTAACCAGAAAAGTATAGCTTTAAACTCTCTCCTTTCTCTGGAGCCGATAAAAACAAATTTCCAGGATCTCGGAAACATTATCGAAACCATTGCATTGTGACAGGAGATGATCTATTGAAATTACCGAATGGCTATGGAAGCGTAACTAAATTATCCGGAAACCGGCGTAAGCCATATCTGGCCAGAGTAACCCTCGGCTGGGTCATAAATAAAGAAACCGGAAAAGCAGTACAGAACAGAGTTCCTATCGGGACCTTTAAGACTAAAAAAGATGCTCTGCAGGCATTAGCTGAATACGGAGCTAACCCCTACGACATTCAGAACAATAACATGACTTTGGCCGAGCTTTACGAGAGATGGACAGCAGCTTACTTTCCTACCCTAGAAAGTGATTCTTCTTCCAGGACAATAATCGCTGCCTGGAGATATTGTCACGCTATACAAGGGATGCGTGTAAAGGATCTGCGTGCCCGCCACATAAAAGGAATCATGGAAGACGGATATGTAATTCAAAACCGGGGCAAAGATGCCGGAGCTAAGGTGCCTGCATCTCCTGGAACGAAATCCAGAATAAAATCCATGTTTAACCTCATGCTGGACTATGCTATGGAATATGATCTTGTCTCGAAAAACTATGCTCGTACCTTTGAACTTTCAAATGACATTATCAAAGAAAAAGAGGACGCAAAGCGTGGCCATATTAACTTCAATGATTCTGAGATGGAAACCCTTTGGAGTGCTGCTGACAATATTAAATTCGCCGACTGGTTGCTTATACAGTGCTATATGGGATGGCGTCCCCAAGAAATGGGACTCTTGGAATTAAAAGACGTTGACTTTGAAAAGTGGTGTATTACCGGCGGTATGAAGACTGAGGCCGGCAGGCACCGTACCGTCCCGATCCACACTCGTATTCGGGACTTGGTAAAAAGAAATTATGACGAAGCAGTTTCTCTTGGAAGCAACCGCCTCTTTAATGATCCGGAGGCTACCAAGGGCGGTATGAAAATCACCTATGATAAATACGCTGGACGTTTTAACAAGGTCGTTGCCGCACTGCACCTTCGTTCCGAACATCGACCGCATGACCCCCGAACAACATTCATTACGATGGCGAAAAAGGCGGGCGTGGATGAATATGTTGTGAAGCGTCTTGCCGGTCACAAGATCACAGACGTAACCGAGGCGGTCTATACGATCCGTGATATTGAGTGGCTCAGAGATGAAATAGAAAAAATGCCGTAA